TGGACCTCTTGACGAAACGATCCGAGGTACATTAGATCACTTCGGTGTCGAACTGAACCCGCAAATACTTTGGGATGCCATACCATTCTCTTTCGTCCTGGATTGGTTTACAGGATTCGGAGACTGGGTTGGGCAGTACAAAATAAATGCGCTCGATTTACCCATTAGACTTATAGACTCAGCTGTGAGTTATAAGGAGACCTATCAAGTGGGGTCGTCTTTGGTGGTTAACCCTAACGGGTACCCAACGGACGTCACACAGACAACTAAGCCTGTCGGATTCTCGAGCTTCCGGAAATTCTTTCACCGGATGCCCGTTGACCCAACCATATCCACTTTTCGTGAACTTGGTTGGCGTAATCCCACAGGTAGCCAGTGGACAAATCTTGTTTCACTGGCTACCGTACTTACATTGTAAATGTGCAGTGTATTGCGGCTCGAGCGATATTCGACTCTCCGTCGAAGTATCACGTCGAGGTCAGTATCATCCTAGCATCGTACAAGTGGCTTATTTTCATTTAGCTACTCATGGTGATTAGGAATACGTTAACCTTTCCGGTGCAAATTTGCGTGCCGGAGATCATTCCCCCTCTGTGGGGAGAGGCATTCCACATGTCCATAGGTACTTCACTCACGCTTTCCAAGGATTCCGCGACAGACGTCGACACCAATACGGTGGTCTACGATCTGTTGGCGGCAGACTCCGGTAGGTCGGATTTTTCGGTGGCAGGCATTACGCCTCCGTCGGCAAAAACCGCGAATATCGGTCATCAGGTTGGAAAGAGCGGCGAAGCACGTCACAAAGTTGGCTTAGATCGAACTGAGATCGACGCTTTCGGAGTGGCGGCCACACTTAGCACTTATATAGTGCAGGTGCGCCCACCCAGCTCGGCCCTAACAAATGCGATCTGCATCGAAGAGGTAAATCGACTTGTCGATTTTATCATCGAAGGCGGATCAAATGCGAATTGGACCAAGGTTCTGAATAACGAAGTTTAGAGAAATCAACTTCGCCAGGCGTAATGCCTAGGAACCTGTGTGGCGGGGTTCTACTGCTGTTCGGCGGTAGGATTTTTGAGTAATGAGTACTCATGGACGTGTTACTACTTGGGATGCTTCTGGAGGTAAGTCTATGAATAACATAGGTAACCTGAAAAGCCTTCGCCTTTTGTGGGCGAACCTAGCAACAACCAGCTACAGACACTATGTGACGAAGGAAGATATTTCCACCTTCGAAACTCGTGTGACACATGAGGGGCTAACCTTCCTGACGACGACCTTGCCAACTATTGGTAAGGCGCTCGATCACTACCACTCCTTAATGGTGTGGGTAAGTCCCCCTGACTTTAAACTCAGGGTGGATTGTGATCTCCCCGTTTTTCTCGGGAGAGCGATCGAGTTAGCGTTGGGCGGTGACCCTTTAGCCGTAGATTGTGTACGACAACTATCGTACATGTTCTACAAACTGGAGGTCGACTACGATGAGACAACGATCAAGCATTTTCTGGATCGGTTTGTTAAGACTGATTCTGATCTTGCTGATGTTATTGACTTTGAGGACTTTTTTACCTCGAAGTTGGTAGCAGAGATGCGGCGGATAGTACATAGAATTCTCAGTAATGAGGATCCCTTAGATATCCGTCCGTGTCATGGTGGCGGTGCAACCGCATGCCATACGTTGAACGAGGACAAGTATCATAAGCTCCGGTATTACCCGAAGCTCGATGAGGTGTTCTCTTACTCGGAGTACTTCTTCTTCTCGACCACTCATCTAGCCGATGAGCTTGAGAAGCTGGAAACCTCGCAAGAGTCGGTCCCTAGGGCCAGAGTTTCTTTGGTTCCTAAGGATTCTCGAGGACCGCGGATTATCTCCTCAGAACCTGCTGAACTTCTTTATATTCAGCAAGGTCTTATGAGAAAGCTATACCGCATACTTGAGTCCTGTCCCATGACCGCTGGTCAGTTGAATTTTACTGACCAGAGCATCAACCAGCGTCTTGCGCAGTCCGCCTCAAAAGACGGAAAGTACGCTACGTTGGATTTGAGTGATGCGTCTGATAGGGTCTCCCTAGAATTGGTTCGTCGTGTTTTTCCGGCGAACTGGTTTAGGGCTCTCGAAGCATGTCGCTCAGAGAGTACGGTTCTACCAGATGGTAGGGAAGTGAAGCTTAATAAGTTTGCCCCTATGGGCAGTTCTTGTTGCTTCCCAGTTGAGGCGCTCATTTTTTGGAGCGCCTGCGTGGCGAGCAGACGTATGACCCAGAGGTACCCTCAGTTACCCTTAAGAGGTGACGAGCGCTTCGAGGTCTACGTATACGGCGATGACATTATCGTCCCCTCTCGTTTTTATGAGGAGGCGGTGGAAGGCCTACAGCGGGTTGGATTGATTGTCAACCTTAGTAAGTCTTTCTCGGAGGGTCCCTTTCGAGAATCCTGCGGTGGTGAATTCTACTATGGAGTAGACGTCACACCCGTAAGAGTTCGGAAGTTTCTCCGAAGTCAAGGTAGTGGACTAGCAACTAACGCGGACTTGGCCAATGAACTTGTGTCCAAGTTTGGGTACGGATGTTCCCAATCCCTCATCGATATTATCGAGGAGGAACAGGGTTATGTCTTCCCTAGGTCGTCGATGCCACACTCAATAAGTGTGGTCGCAGACCCACGCGCTAGTAACGATGTTTTATTTCGAAGACGCTGGAATAAAAAGCGTCAACGTTACGAGCATCGCGTTCTCTCGTTAACAAGCACTGCTTCATTAGTGCACCCCCCGAACTGGGGGGAGCTCCTTAGGAAGGAGTTACAGAGAGACGTAGCAGTCTCCGGAAAGTACGATCATCCATTGCTTGCAATGGACAAGGTCCTCGATCCGGGTTACTACACAGAGCCCCACTCTGTCCGAACAAAATGGGGATGGGCCTGGCTTGGTTAGCCAGGAACATGGACGAGCCGCTAGCGTGAAAGATCTTCACGTACTGGG